GGCAAACAGTCTCGCAACTGCGCAGACGCAGATCAACGACTTGGCTGTCAATCTCTCCGATATTTACTGACTTTTAGTCGGTTAATATTAGAGTTCCTTTATTGGAATTTTGATATGACAGTCCGTGACCGCGCTGGTACTGGGAACAACCTTTTGGTTGTCGTAGTACTAGCAATGTCGATGGCAATAGTCATCTTCATATATTCGTTTAGGGATCCAGAAAGGAACCACGAATGCATAAGCATCGTAAGAGCGGAAAACGGGGAATCAAGAAATGGCGGAATGCCAATCGTGATTTACCCGAATCAGCCTCAACCTACATCACGAACCTCCTCGGAGAGCTCGGATGTGAGGGGAGCTTCTCCGTCGAATATCTCTCGTCCGAATACTTATCCAAGTACTTAGACGAAGATGTCACCCCTGCTGAAACGCGTAAGAAAAACGCTATCACCAAGTGGCTTTCGACAGAAGAGCGGAATAAAGTTACAAACTTTATTCTTGAGTATCGTGATCCTGGTTATAATATTATGCCAAGGATCGCTTACTCTTCCTTTCTGAGGTTTGCACGGCGTATCATCGCTGATGTTTTAGGTCCTTTGAACGACTCTGTTGTTCTTGGTTCCTACAGCGGTGGGGCTAGCACAAGTCGCAGGCGGCATATGAGCTCTCCAGCTCATAAGCTAACTGGACAGGCTGATACAACGGTATCAGCGGCTGCTTATGTCGATATCATCTATCGCGAAGCACCGTTGTTACGGCAATTCGGAACATTCGATTATCTTCAAGATGTCGAAGGTTCAGTGTTGTTCACCGTTCCTAAGAAAACGGATATTGATCGCTGTGCTTGTAAAGAGCCAGATCTCAATATGTATCTCCAGAAAGGAGTCGGGTCTCATTTGAGACGCCGACTTCGGCGCTTCGGTATCAACCTTAATGATCAAAGTATCAATAGACGTCTTGCAGCTCTTGGGGCCTTAGATAATTCTTTGGCTACCCTTGATTTGTCAAGCGCTAGTGATACTATCACTATAGGTTGCGTTGAAGCTCTACTCCCATCAGACTGGTTCGCATATCTTGATGATATACGTTCGCATTCTGTGCTTGTAGATGGAGTATACCACCGGATGGAAATGTTCTCAAGTATG